TCAGCCGCGGCTTTTTCAGCGGCTTTTATAGCATCTTTTCTTGTTTTTTCTATGTTTTCAATAGTCAAATAGTGTGAACTTTTGCCCTCTCCACTAAAAGATGGGCTATGAAACTTAAAACCTATTTCACTGGCGTTTACACCAGTCATTATAAAGCAAAATAGTAATATAGCTGTTAGAATCTTCATTGTACTCCTCAAATTTGTCTAATTCTATTAATGTTAATATTTATGCACAACCAATCAGATAAACTAGTCGGTTAAAGTTTACTTAAATATTATACTATTATGTCAAAACTTTTAACAAGCAAATGGGCAGTTTGTATCACTTTATTGATTCTTTTACTCATTAAGTGGGCAGACCCAACCCCTATTCAATCAGCAAAACTTACGACCTTTGATTCTTATCAAAAATTTGGACAACACCTTGACTCAAAGAGCTTAATTCTGTTAGATATATCCGATGGATCCTTAACAAAAGGAGGTCAATGGCCTTGGAAACGAGATAACATAGGTCGAGTAATAGTTAATGCATATCGCAATGGCGCCGCCTTGGTAGTACTTCAAGTCGTATTTGCACATAAAGATAGGCTAGGTGGAGATGAAATGTTTCTTAAAATGATTTCAAGATATCCAATTATCCTTACTGAAACTAATGATGTTAAAAACTTGCTCAGCATTGAACGAAAAGCACTTGCAATAGGTAACGTAGATGTACCTGTTGATATAGATGGCACAATAAGAAAACTTCCACTTGAAAATTCTATTCCAGAAGTAGTACTAAAAGTAATCAAGTTTCCTACTAAAGCAAAAAATGACATATGGATTGACTTCCGTCATCATATTCCAAGAATAGATGCTACTGATAAAGACTGGTCAGCAATGAAAGGCAAAATAGTTTTTATTGGAACTACATTTAAAGGTTCAACATTTGTTACTACTCCTAATGGCTTAAAAAATACACACGAGATAATGGCTATTAGTACTGAAACATTATTGTCAGGCAAATTTATTAGTAGACCAGATTGGCTAGAAAAAATGGAATGGGCATTTGTTATTATAGGAAGTATACTATTTCTAATTTTAATTCCAAGACTAGGTGTCCTATGGAGTTTTGTACCTATTATAGTTTATCTAAGTATTGTCCTTGGAGCAAGTGCTTACCTATGGACAACAAATCTATATCTTACAGAATGGTTAACACCTGTTGTAATTGTTACCTTTGTTTGGGGACATTTAATATACAATAATTTTGCACGTGAGAACAGATTAAAATTACAAATCAAAAGACAGTTTGAACACTACCTTGCACCCGACATGGTTAAGAAGTTACAAAAAGATCCTTCACTATTAAAACTGGGTGGCGAAACAAAAACAATGACATTTATGTTTTCAGACATACGAGGCTTTACTCCTATATCAGAAAAATTTAAAAGCAATCCTGCAGGACTTACAAAACTTATTAACAGATTCTTAACACGTATGACAAATGTTGTAATTGCTAATAATGGAACTATAGACAAATTCATGGGCGATTGTATTATGGCATTTTGGAATGCACCAATTGACGTTAGAGATCATCAAGGTTGTGCTATTAGAACTGCTTTATTAATGACCGTTGAATTAACTGCATTAAACAAAGAACTAAAAGCAGAAGGACTACCTACCATTAACATAGGCATAGGAATTAACACAGGTAAAGCACTTGTAGGAAATATGGGTTCTGATCAACGGTTTGACTACTCTGTAATAGGAGACCCTGTTAATCTTGCATCACGTTTAGAAAGTTCTAGCAAAACTTTAGGTGAAACTATAATAATTTCAGAAAATACTATACAAGGCAGAGAGCATTTATACCCTTTTAAATTCATAGATAGCATTACTGTTAAAGGTAAAACCGAAAAAATCAAGGTTTATACAATAACAACTTAACCCTGTTTTTTAGATATAAATAGTTTTAATGGAACCAACAGAAGCAATAACGATATTATCTAAGCTATGGCCTATCTTTGTGGCCTTCATAATGTTAATTGTGGTTCTCGCTCAATCGCATTATCGAATCAAGGTGCTAGAGGAGAAGGTTAAAGTTGCGTTCGAATTAATTAATAAGCTCACTAACAAGAAATAAACTCACTTAACTTTTATAGCCATTTAACTTTGCGGTAAATGACCGTAAATAAATTAGTGAACGAAGGAAAATAATATGGAAAAATTCTTTATGGTAATTGTGTTTTGCATAGGTGCAGAATGCCAAGGTATTTGGCAAGAGTCTACTTATAACAGTATGGCTAATTGTATTAATGCATCACCTATGGTTAAAGAATATTTTATGGCTACATTTCCAGAATCCCGTGGAGAAATCTACTGTATGGACGGTATTCAATTTACCGAGTGGAGAAAATGGGTAGAAGATGGTAATAGCCCAGAAATTATTATACCATTGGAAGATCCTGATTCACCTAGAAGTTTTATCCCTAAGAGTAAAAACGTACCTCAAGGGTTAAACTAATGGACTTTTCTAATAAAACCTGGCTACAATTATTCATAGTAGTAGTGCTAATAGCACTACTCTTAGGGTAGACCTCTCAATAATACAATTAAAGTACTCTTGATCCGGTGGCATATTTGCCATTAGAGCGGTAAATACTGCTATTAGGGTCAAACGGACAGGAAAATGAAAAAGACGACAAGGTCGATTTTAGATGATTTGCATAGTATTCATAGAGTAAAGGATACTGAAGCATTTCTAGAAACTACAGGTAGCAACATTATAGAAAGTGCTGTTAACCTATTAAACGTTATCAACAATAACTATCCTCCTGATCAGGCCCAAGAACTAGAACGAAGATTCATTAATTCTATTAAAAATGGTGAATCAAAAAAATTTAAAGTGGGTATTAAAAAGATTATTGAGGGTAAGCAGGATGAATCTTAATGAAGGTGGAAATATATTCAGAGGTCCTGACGGTAAACCTACAACTCAAAGAATTAATCAAGCAGACGTAGATCCAACAATTGCCTGGCTAGAAAAAGTTACAGGCTTATCTTTACAATCAAACAAATTAGGAACTACAGGCATCAAGTCTACAAGTGGAGATATTGATGTTGCAGTAGATCAAAACAAAATTACAAAAGATCAACTAGTAACAAAATTGACACAATGGGCTCAAGCTAATAAGCAAGACCCGTCAAAATGGATTAAGAAAAGTGGTATAAGTGTTCATTTTAAAACACCCATCAATGGTAGTGCTAAAAATGGATACGTACAAACTGACTTAATGTTCGGAGACCCAAATTGGATGTCCTGGAGTTTGAAAGGATCAGCTCCAGGGTCCAATTACACAGGTGCAGACAGACACGTGTTCATAGCCAGCATTTCAAAAGCAAGAGGTTATAAATGGAGTCACAAAGCCGGACTTTTAAAAAGAACAACTAATGAACCAGTATCTAAAAATCCTGATGAAATTGCATCACTCTTACTAGGAAGAAATGCTAAAGGATCTGATCTTGATAGTGTAGAAAATATTCATAACAATATAAAAGGTGCTTCAGACTATGAAGAACTAGTTGCCGACTTTAGAGATAGTCTTGCAAAAATAGGAAAGAAATTACCTGAGCACGTTATTGAAGGAGTTCCTGTATGGTTCAGGAGTTTAATTAATCGTATAAAATGAAATTAGTAGAATTTAAAAAAGTAACTGGTAACTGCAAAACTCCTTTATTGGAAAAAGCGAGAATTGATCACGCAGAAGATCTTATTTTCTGGGAAGGTAGTAGAGGTGCATTAAGAGCCATAAGCCAAATAGAAAGTTTAGCAAAAAATCCTAAAAATCTTACAATTAAATGGGATGGTGCACCAGCAGTAGTATTTGGTAGAAATCCTAATGGAGAATTTATTTTTACAGATAAACATGGCTTTCATGCAAAAACATATGATGGTAGACCTACAAATCCAGATGACCTAAAAGGAATGATTGGATCCCGAGCAGAAAAAAATCCAGCAAAAGCAGATTCATATGAAAGATATGCAAGTAAATTAGCACCTGTTTTTACTTTCGCCGAAAAAGCAATACCTAATAAGTTTCAAGGTTATTATAATGGAGATATGTTATATTTTGAATCTCCGCAAGTAAGAGAAAACAGATTTGTGTTTAAACCTAATGTCGTTGAATATAGTGTAGATACAACAAGTGATTTAGGAAAAAGAATAGCAAAAAGTAAAGCTGGAGTAGTAGTTCATAATATGATGAGTGAACAAGGAAGAATTTTGCCTATTGATGATCTTAAAACAATACAAGGTAATCAATTTTTAGTAATTCCTCCTACAACTGTAAACAAACAAGTAAACATTGATACCAACGCATTAAATCGAATTAAAAGTGTTGTTAGTCAAAATGCTAATGCCATAGATGCTTTACTAGATAAGAACAAATTAGCAAGTATGAAACTAACTGACCTACCTAATACATTATACACATATACAAATAGTTGCGTAGAAAGAAATTGTTTAATTAATCTAGGTTCTGATTTTTCTAGATGGTTAATGACAAGTTCAGTAAGCGACCCTAAGAAACAAAAAATTATAGAATATGTAAAACAAAATATGAACGCTTTCGTGGCCCTTTGGAATACAGTAAGTGGTATTATGAAAGCAAAAGATAATATAATAGGTCAATTAGATACTGCCCAAGGAGATGTACAAGCAACTGTTAACGGTAAACCTGGTGGAGAAGGTTATGTCTTAGGCGACATAAAACTTGTTAGAAGATCCGGTTTTACTAAAGCCAATAGAGCAATAAATAGATAAAAGGAGAATGATATGAGATTTAATGAATTTAAAGATCCAGCTGATTTGGATCCTTCATCAACTTACGATAAAGACTTTAAAGAAGATTCTCTCTTTAATCAGTTAGGAAAAGTTTTAGATAGTCAAGGTAATCCTAAACCCGTAGATACCGTAGTAACAGATGATGGTCAATCACACAGAGTAACTGTAGCCCAAGCACAGATGTTAAGAGATTTATTAACGTCAGAACAAATTAAACCAGCTATAAGATTACAATTTACTAAAGATATACAAAATTCTGCAACATTAACTAAATTTTTACAGACACCAGATATGATAACATTATTTGGACAAATGTATATGAACGTGGATGACAGAGGTGGGCAATAAATGTCTATACCAACAAAATCAGATATTCATGGTAGAATAGTACCAGACGTTGAAGCACTAAAAAGTGAAGCCTTAGCTTTAGCTAAAGAAACTCAAGAAATAGCGGCAAAGAAAGTAGCAATGGCTAGTGACTTTGCAACACAAAAACTCAATGGTTCTATATCTGAAATAGAGTTTAATAATTTAGTTGGGGACTTAGATAACATGGAAGCCATCGCAGAGAAAATGGCCATAAGAGTTCCTAATTTACCTTCACCAGAAAAAGAATTAAAAAAAAGCATGAATGCATTAAGACGTGATTTAGCAGATAACAAAAAGAAAATAGCCGAATCTACAAAGAAATTAAATGAGTTAGGAATTTCTGTATAAATGTGTATAAAATACGACAGATATGTTAAATGGGTTAAAACTTTACCTAAAAAAACAAAAGGTAAAAGTACAGTCCAACATTGGATTCTTCCTGAAAGTATAGGCGGAACAGATACAAAAGAAAATAAAGTATATCTAACTCATGAGGATCATGTTGCATCTCATAAAAAACTTATTGAATGTTTTAAGTCTCCTAAAAAAGACAAAATGAAAGAAGCTTTAATTTCAGCTCAATTTGACCAACATTTATTTAAATTTCATTCAAATAAACTGAGTAATTAATTATGTTAGATGATAAAAGTATGCAATTTATAGAAGAAATATATGAAGCTAGAATGACTCGTAATGCTTATGGTCAAATGGAATTATCCTATACAGATTGTTGCGAAAGATTATATCTAAGTGTTTTAATTTTAGCATTATTAAGTCAATATTCTACATACAAACATTTTGCAAAGTCTTATGCTAAAGAAACAACAGCTCATTCTTCCTACAAACGTTTTAGAATGAATAGTACTGACCTGTACAATTTTATATACTTTGTTACAGGAGATGAAAAGGCTATCAATAAATTAAAAGATCCAAAAAGTGCAATGATATTAAGAAATAGAACTTCCATACCAACAATGGCTTTAAACAGATACCTTTCTAAATTGGCAACTAGTTCTCGAGCAACAGATATGCAATTATTAGTAAATTTAGAAACGGGTTTAAAAATTAGAAATGCAGATTATAAAGCAATTAGAAGAGACATAACAAATTATGGTAGATTATCTGAAAGAGCTCGTAAAAAAGCAGTAACTAAATTACTTTTTGCCGCTAGAGCAAAATTAAGAAACAGTGATATTATTGAACACTTAGAAAGATTAGCAATAGATAAAGATTTAGAAACAGGATTAATTAGAGATAGAGAACCTAAAATTAGCACACCAGACATAGGTGGTCTTACAGGTAGAGATCTTGCTATGTATAGATATCTTACAGGTACTAAAAATATACAAGCATTAAAACGATTTGTAGACTTTGCACTAGCCGGAAGACCTATACCTTCTACATTTGTCCAAGCATATTTGCCAGCTATAAAAATGATTGACGATATTGTTAAAGGTGGCCCAGCATTAGTAGGCGTTTTAAAAACTTTACAAAAAAGAGCCCAAAAAGTACGTAGAACGTAAAAAATTAACTCATATTAGAAGTTTTTCTTCGAAAACACTAAATATCTATAACACAATCCACAGAGTGTGGATTGCCATTAACGAGAAGAGGAGTACAAATAATGGCGAGCATGACTAAATCAATTTCACCATCATTTTCCTTTTATCGTAATTTTAATAGGTAGTTGACCATATTTCAACCTGTCCGTTGACATGGAAGATTATCATTAATTTAAGGGAGAATAAAAATGGCAGGCGTAGTAAAAGTAAACCCGACGTTGTCTAATACAACGAACCATTTTTCTGGCAAGACTATTACAGCAGTTACAGTTGACTTTGCAGTTAACGGTACTGACTTTACAGCTACAGAAATGGGTGCCTTAGGTGCGGTTCAGGCGGCAATTAGCACGTTAACCAAAGAAGCTTTTCCAATCATCATGACCCAAATAAGATCAGATGGTTCAAATGATGGACAAGTTTTCGACATGATTTTCGAAGGTGACTTCGGAACTCAAAAGTACGATGGTTCTAACAGTGAAACTTTTGCGGCTTACCTTCAAACGGAGTTAAGACTATTAACTTCAGTTGGAGTTGGATCGGTTAATCTAAATGGCGCGACAGTTGTTGCGGCTACGGCGGCTTCATTCTAATTTAATTAGGATGATTAATTAACTTTAGGGTGCCCAATTAAGGGCACTCTAGAAAAACAAAATCCACTGAGCGTGGATTTGTCATTAAGAGAAAAAGGAGAAAAAAAATGGCAACAGTAACAAGAGTAAACGGATTAGGACACGCACACGAAGTTCTATATTCAACAGCAAATCTAAAAGCATATGTATTAGATGCACCAAATCTAGCAGGTGAAGGTGGAATCGGTGGAGCTCTAGAGCACATCGGACAAGATCTTCAACCCCTTATGATGAACTCAGAAGGAACTGGTGGTAAGGTTAATCTAATCATGGACGGCAGTCAATCAACAGCCGCTTCATTACAAACACAAGTACAAGCATGGGGTACAGTGTCTGGCATAGATTTTTCCAGTGCAACAATAACTGAAGGTGGAGAAATATTAGTTTCCGCGTAAGGTTATAATTTTATATTAATAATATTTTAAAAGGAGAAATAAAATGGCAGGCGCAACAGCATCAGCAAATGCAGGTAAATCTACAGCAGGCGAAATGTACGGAAAAGACGTTAATTACGTTAATTTCGCTAAAAGTAACATAACTCAAGCAGAAATGAACACAGTAATCAGAGAAGTACAAAAAACAGGTACAATTTTGGCTATTGGTACATTTGTAGCAGGTACAACTGACAGCGTAAATGTTAGTCATGAAGGACCAGCTGTAACTATGGGAAGTGACTTTGGTGGAGCTACTGGAGTAACATCTTCAGCTACTTTGCATACATCTTGGTAATTTTAATTATTAAGAAATTTTAATTTTAGGGTGTCCTTTTTAGGACACTCTAAAGAAGTTTAAACAAATAATATATAGGAGACAAACAATGCCAGCATTATCAGGAAGTAATGGAAGCACATCAGCAAATGGTGTAGAATTTTTATCAAAAGATATTGATTTCTACAAATTTACTGGTTACACAGGTATTCATACTGCACCAGGCGACGCAGGATCAGTTTATCATAAATTGATGACAGCAGTAGCCAGTGAAGCGAATATCGTAGTAATAGGTACACCAGCGGCTAATGACATTACACTAGGTTTAGAAGGCGGTTACGAAGGAGTTTCAGGAACAGGAAACGCGGCACAATTAAAAGTTGTTGCAGATGCGGCTACTGGAGTTTCAGGAACAGTAGCGGCTACGTCACTTTCGGGCGACGGTTTAGCGTAATTAATACTAATAAGAATTCGAATTTTTAGATTCTTCGAATTAAGGGTGTTCAAGAAATTGGACACCCTTTTTTCATCTATAATAAGTACTACTAACTTAGAGAAGATAGTTTATGAGAATTCAAGCATTATCATTAGTAGATATAACAAAAACAGGAAAACATAAAAACAATAGTAAAGATGATAAAGCTATATTTCAAAACGCCAATTATCTTACATTTCAAAACTGCATTATGTTAAGGTCTAACATTATATCTGACACTACTCCAAAAGTAGAAACAATGAATGTAGTCAATACAACTTTTGGAACTTCATATTCAGGAGAACACAAAGTATGGAATATGATATTTGATACAGAAAGAGATGAAGCAACAACGTTAGATCTTTTAAGGGAAGATATTGATTTAGTACCTATAATACCTAGTTTAGATGAAACTATCAAAATAAACAATGATGTATTTAGAACAAGCGATCCTGAATATAATAACGTTTTATTCATTAATTTAGGAGAAGACGTTAAAACAGTAGATAACCTAGATACACCTGAAAATAAATAGTAACATTAAACATTCAAGGCATTTTTAGGCGAATCTTAGGCCCTTCCAAAAGATAATTAAATATAAGGAAGAGAGAAAAAAATGGCAGAGTCCAAAACTATAGAACAAAAAAATTTAGAAGCACACGTAGAATTGTGCCATCAAAGATATCAGGCTTTAGAAGATCGACTGGAAAAAATAGAAAGAACAGTTGAATCTATACACAAAGATATCCAACATGGTAACAAATCTATGATTAAAGTAATCATTGGTGCTACCGGTACCATTGTGGCAGGTCTCCTTTCGACAATCGTAGTTCTTTTATTGAAGTTTCCACTATAATATACTAACCCCCCTAAATCACTAAATACAATCATACACTGGGAGAAGTATGAAAATAGTAGAAGTAATAAGCTCTTTAGAAGTAGGCGAGAGTTTTGTACAGGTATGGTCAAGAAAAGGCGGACAAATGGTACGTAGGTATCGTTGTACTGCTGGACCTCGAAAAGGTAGGATTGTATCCAATCCATTAACTTGTACTGCTCCAAAAAGATTCTCAGGTATAATGTCAATCAAAAGAGCAAAAGCTCGAAAAGGTTCTGCACTTAAAGTTGCTAGAGCGAGAACTAAAAGAGCAACATTTTCAAGAAGAATATCAAGATTAAATAGAATGGCTGGTGCAACTGTGAGAGGAAGAAGTTCTTCCCCAGCATTTGGCAGAAAAAGTTCTTTTGGTAGAAAAAGTTCTTTTGGCAGAAAAAGTTGGTAATATGAGATATAAACAAATTATAGAATCAGATTATATTCAAAATTTAATAAAAAAAATGGGTGCGGGAGCAAGAACAGGAGCACCAGTTCCTCCAGGAATTTTACCTAAAGGTGCAATTAAATCACCAAGTGCTAAATCTGATATAGACCGAATTAATAAAAAAGCTGACCAACAATTACTACAACCGGGAGATAATATTCCTATCCCTACAGGTCCTAATAAGGAAAAAGATATGGAAATAGATAAGACAGACGCAACTACTGTCACTCTAAGAAACCCAGACGCTCAACCCGGTGAGCCCGTAACAACCACTCTTAATAAGAAGGATTTAAATCCTGTTATAACAAACTTATTAAGAAGACGAAGAGCACGGACATAAATTTATGAAGATTAATGAATTAATAGCTGACTTTAAAGTCTACGTTTCAAACGAAGAAACAGATATTTTAGGTAAACTAAAAGAAACAAATCGTTTAGACAATTTTACTGAAAGAGAACAAACTATAATTCGAAATCTTATAAACAAAAGTCTTGTACAAAAAATTGTACAAGATGGACAAGTCCGAGTGGTTGCAAATGAATACAAAAAATCTATCTAAAAAACTTTTAAAACTAATAGACAGAAACATTCATAAGGTATGCGTACCTATTCAAAATGGCAATAGTGTAAGATTAAAACACCTAATTATACGTGAAAATAATTACGGTCATTTAGTATATGATCTACGAGACAACAAACAAATTACAACCACGTTTACTAAAACGGCGGCTGTAGCTATAGCTAAAAATCTAGCAGAAGGACAAAACCACTCAATTGACCGTATAATAGACCTAGATAGGGAAATTCAAGCAAAATATAATAAATGCGTCCAATATAAAAGTACAATGATCAATTCCGACAATCCTATTAGTATAGACAATGCCAATATACGTTACGATATTACGTGGGAGGATGTACTAACTCTAAGGGATAGTCTGGATCAGTATGTATTTGATAAATAAATCATATAGAGGATATTAGATGAAGATATCGCAATTTACGACAAAAGTTACAGCAGAGCAAATGAACAAAAGGTTAGCTGAAACCTTCGGGACCAGCATTAACTTGGATAAGTTCACCTTAGAACAACTCCAAACAGCAAAAGACAAAGTAGTTGGTAAAATTTCTACCCTTCAAGCTCAAGAAAATTTCGATCAAATAAGCCATAATGAAGAGTATCAAAAACAAAGAATGTTTTTAGATGTAATAAATGCGGCAATTGAAAGCGGTATGTCAGATATCCATGTAGGTGCTCAAGAGATAGTAGGCGAATATACAGATGACGTGGATCATTTAGCTAAACCTAAAGCTGATGTTATAGCAGATTTAGAGCGAAGAGAAGCTGAAGCAAAAGACCCTACAGAACAATATACATTACGTACTGCAAAAGACATGGTAAAAGATGGCTTTGATGAACAAGGAGACGCTATTCCAGACCCTAGTGATATGGCACCCGAGAACATAAATACAGATACAATGAAAGCACAAGATTTAAAAACAACCGAAGCAAAAGGCAAGGACCATGACAAAGATGGCGATGTCGATTCAAAAGATTATATGAAATCAAAAGATATAGCAATTAAAAAAGCAATGAAAAAAGAAGATATAAAAGTTAAAGAAGGCGCAGAAGAATCAGCACAATTAGTAATGGCGGCAAAAGATATGGTTGACAAAATCACAGGCTGGATGGAAGACACAGCGTCTATGCAAACAGAATCAATGCTAGAATTAAGCGATGCAATTAGAGATGAAATAGGCTCAGAACAATCAGAAACATTTGTAAACCAAGTTAAGCCATCACTTGAATCATTATATTCAGCTTTAGAAGTTACAAGAGAATCATTAACAGGAGGCGTAGCCGTCCTGACAGGCGAACAACTTCCCGCTACAATGGGAACAGATACAGAAGAACCTGTAGTAGAGCCAACAGATGATATAGCAGATTTACCTCCAGCTGAAGATGACTTTGGAGCGAGCGAACCTGCAACTGGTGGAGATTTACCAGCAGACAGAGGCAAAAGAGAATCAATTTTAAGAATGTCAAGAAGACTAGCCGAAACACTTTCAAAGAGACCGTCAAAAAAAAAGGCTTAACTGAGTCCTCTGACACTCTTCTTATCCAAACATTAAGAAATTTAATTAGTAGTGCTAATTCTAAAGAGCAAACTGCTTATCTAAATTTTGATGCCCTTAATAGAATAATGCAGAATGTTGGAGGCGGACAATATAATTTCCAAAATTTCAAACAAGCATACGATACCATTCCAGCTGTAAAAAATATAGTTAAAACTTTTAATAGAGATGGTATTGAATTAAAAACTAACGTAACCGATTCTAATCCAGATATAACAGATAAAAAGAAAAAATCCGATATTCGCGGCATGGCTAAAAGAGCTACCTCCAAAAGAATGTAATGATTGACTTATTTTGGATTATATTATATAATTAGACAATGAAGGAGAATATTATGGCTTGCAATAATGAAAATTGCCAATGTGAAAATTGTACTTGCGATCCTTGTTTATGTACGGAAAGCAACCAATGTTCTTGTCCTAAAGAACAAACAGATGAGTAATAGAACTAAAGAAGAAATTGCTAAAGACATCAAATTCGTGCTGGAAGATAAAGTAGCCCCAGCTGTTGCCCAACATAATGGATTTATAAATTATTTGGATTTTGATATGGAATTAGGTGTGGCAAAATTAGAATTAGCAGGAAGTTGTTCAGGATGTGCTATGTCTAAACAAACACTACATCAAGGTGTGGAAGATATGTTAAA